CGAAGTTGATCGCGAGCCACGACTCGTAGGTCACACGCGGGTTACGGACGGGCTCCGGCATGACGGGCCAGCCGTACTTGGGAAGGCTCATGCGCTCTTCTCCTCGCTGCTCACCGGGCGCTCCGGCAGCGTGGCTCCCTCTTCGCCGACGTACCAGCGGATGAACTCCCGCACGATGCGCGTGCGTTCACGGTCCCCGGCGGCGGCGCCGAAGGGCTTCCATTCGTCGTCTGGGATGCGGAGTTGGCGGAGGGGCGTGTGTCCCTCGGTGCGCTGCTTGGCCATGCGCCAACTCTAGTTGTGTATATGCATTAGGTCTAGCGAAAGGCTTGACGTGTATATACACAGGCCCTAGTCTCTGTATATACACACCGAGCAAGGGGGCACCACCGATGAGGCGCACGAGCCGCGAGACCACCACCGCCACCCTCACCCGCCTCATCAAGGCCGCCGACCGCCAGCACCCCACCACCCTCGCCTACCTCAAGGAAGAGAAGGACGAGAACGGCAAGCGCACCGGCCGCCTCGTCGAGACCGTCCGCACCGTCGAGATCTACGACTTCACCGTCAGCGCCGCCGGAGACATCGTCATCAAGGCGATGGACAGGTCGACGGGCGAGTCCCGCTCCTTCCGGCTGGACCGCATCCAGACCTACTCGATCCACCGCACCCGCTACCTGGTCGAGCGCCCCGCCCCCGCCGACAAGCCGGCCCGCACCATCGGCCTCGCCACCGTCACCGTGCTCTACCCGGTCGACTGCCCCATCACCACCCGCGTCCAGCTCCTCGCCGACGCCCTCGCCGCATAGGAGCCCCGCCATGTACCAGCCCCGCACCGGCGACCGCGTCACCGTCACCCGCACCCACCCCACCGGCCGCACCACCACCTGGACCGGCACCATCCATGCCGTCACCCCGGCGGGCTTCCACCTCACCGGCGTCGGGCCGCGCGGCAGCTATGACGGCTACCTGTCCAGCTCCGCGGAGCTTGCCCGGTACGGGGTGTCACAGACCGTTCGGCTCGCCGCCTGACCACCAGCTCGCAGCCCGCCTACTGCTCGCCGCCTGACCTGAAGGAGCCCCCCGTGGCCCACACCATCCGCTGCGCCCACGACGACTGCCCCGAGTACTCCCTCCGCGCCGCCTTCCAGCCCACCCCCCGCGAGAAGGAAGCCGCCGACCACCGCCGCTCCCTCGCAGCCGACGGGTGGAGCGACATTGAGGGCCGGGATTACTGCCCCGACCACAGCCCCGCGTGACCCGCCGACACGACAGGATGAACCCCATGACCGACCGCCACGCCACCACCGCCGACCTTCCCGACTGGGACACCGTCGACACCGTCATCGGCCTCGCGCAGACCCCGGGCGCCTACGGATGGGTCTGGCTCCAACACCCCACCGAACCCCGCGCACCCCGCGCCATCGGCCGCGACCTCTCCGGACGCCTCTACGCCGCGAGTGACGCGACCTTCGTCGACCGTCCCGGTCGGGCCGCCGCCAAACAGGGGTACCTCGCGTTGCTCGTCGGTGTGGACGACGGACTTGCCCTCTGGGCACCGCCCAAGGGGTACTCCCACATCAAGCCCATCGACCCGGACGAGCCGAACGGCCAGCCTGACGTACCGCGCTGGCTCCCGATCCGCGAGGTGCTCAAGGACATCCCGGACGAGATGCGACAGACCCTGCACTCCTGACCCCGCGCACAGCAGAGGGCCCGCCCCCGTCGCCACCGACAGGAGCGGGCCCTCGCCCGTGTGCGCACCACCGTCGACCAGTTGCACACCCTCGTTACCATCAGATCATGGATACCGGTAACGAGCCACCCGTACCGGCCGACCGCACCACCGGCGCCGGCCACACCGCCGAGCCCGCACTCCAAGGCAAAACCCGCGACGGCAGCGGCAAATTCGTCCGCACCATCGACGGCGCACGCCGCGACGCAGCCGCCGCCGAATACCTCGCCGACAACCCCGGCACCAGCTACCGCCAACTCGCCGAACGGTTCGGCTACTACGACAAGGGCGCAGCATGGCGCGCCATCCAGGGCGTGAAAGCCGAGGTCGTCCGGCCGGCCGTCACCCGGCTGATCCAGGCCGAGTCGGAGCAGCTCGACTCCCTGTACGTGATGGCCCTGGAGATCATTGAGCGGAACCACGTCATGGTGTCCCACGGCAAAGTCATCACGATGAAGGACCCGGAGACCGGTGAGGAGAAGCCGCTCCAGGACGACGGCCCCCGCCTCCAGGCAATCCAGACCGCGCTTCGCATCCGCGACCAGTACCAGAACCTGCACGGCCTGAAGGCTGAGACGAAGGTCAACCTGTCCGGGAGCGTGAAGTACGAGATCGTCGGCGTCTCCCCGGAAGACCTCACGTGACAGAGACGCTGGTCCGCTTCGAGCCCAGGGGCGCGGTCAAGACGCTCATGTCCTGCAAGGACAACGAGATCCTGCTCTCGGGCGCAGCGGGAACAGGCAAGAGCGTCGGCGCCCTGATGAAGATCCACCTCGCCTGCCTGTCCGTGCGGAACGTCCGGGCGCTGATCGTCCGCAAGACCCACGCCTCACTCACCTCGTCGACGCTGGTGACGTTCCGGCAGAAGGTCGCCGCCGAGGCGCTGGCCGCCGGCATGGTGTCGTTCTACGGGGGATCAGCCCAGGAGCCCGCGAGCTTCAAGTACACGAACGGGTCCGTGATCGTCGTCGGCGGGCTCGACCGATCGACGCGGCTGCTCTCGACCGAGTACGACCTGATCTTCGTCGACGAGGCGATCGAGGCAACACCCGAAGACCTGGACACCCTGGTCACCCGCCTGCGCAACGGGCGGCTGTCCTATCAGCAGTTGATCCTGTCGACGAACCCCGGGCCCCCCACCCACCACCTCAAGCAGCGGACCGAGGCCGGGCGCTGCACGATGCTGTACAGCAAGCACGAGGACAACCCCCGCCTCTACGACGGCGCCCAGTGGACTGAGTACGGGCAGGCCTACCTCGCCCGCCTCGACAGCCTCACCGGCGCCCGGTACGAGCGCATGCGGTGGGGCAAGTGGGTAGCGGCCGAGGGCCTGGTGTACGAGGGCTGGGACGAGTCGGTCCACCTGATCGACCGCTTCAAGATCCCGCCCGAGTGGACCCGCTGGATCAGCATCGACCTGGGGTTCACGAACCCGACGTGCGTCCAGTGGTGGGCGGAGGATCCCGACGGCCGGCTCTACCTGCACCGGGAGTTGTACCGGACGCGGACGCTGGTTGAGGACCATGCGAAGCGGATGCTGAGCCTGATGAAGGCTGCGTCCGGCAAGTGGTGTGAGCCGCAGCCGCGGGCGATCGTCTGCGACCACGATGCGGAGGACCGGGCGACGCTGGAGCGGCACCTCGGCATGTCGACTGTCCCGGCGAAGAAGTCGGTGTCGGACGGGATCCAGGCGGTCCAGTCGCGGCTGAAGGTGCAGGCGGACGGGAAGCCCCGGCTGTTCCTCTTCCGTGACTCGCTCGCCGATGTGGACGAGGACTTGGCCGGGCGTGCCCTCCCGACCCGCACGGTCGAGGAGATCACCGGGTACGTGTGGGCGGTGAAGCCGGGAACTGGTGGTTCTGAGTTGAAGGAAGCTCCGCTGAAGCAGAACGATCACGCGATGGACGCGCTGCGGTACATGGTCGCGGAGCGGGATCTCGGGGGCCGGCCGCGGGTGAGGTTTGTCTGATGACTGCGCTTGTATGGTTCCAACAAATGGCATCGCGCCTGGGCGGAAAGGTCGCAACCGTGACAAAGCAGCGTCACCGCAGGTGGGGCCAGGCAGTGAATAGGGCTATGCCGGTTCTACTTGACACGACTGGGACTATGCTGTTGTCGGGATCAGTCATGTTGGTGAACCTCGCGGCAGGCGTAGCAGCCTCCGGAGTCGCCGTCATGTACCTGAACCACCGGTTCTACGGGCGGCGGCAGCAGTAGCACGGAGAGGGGGCGGCGTTGGCCAGAACGATTTTCGGCGACATCGCCCACGGCCTCCGCTCCGTCACCAACCGCAGCCCCATCGCCCTCGCCCCCAACGGCGGCCGCTCCGGGCTCGTATCCAGCATCGTCCGCCCCGCCGGCCAAGAGGCCCAGATGCGCGCCATGGGCAGCGTCGGCACTCTCTTCGCCATCGTCGAGCGGATCACCACCGCGTACTCGCAGGTCGACTGGCACCTCTACCGGTCCGCGAAGTCGGGCCGCCCGGAGGACCGTGTCGAGGTCACCTCGCATGCGGCCCTCGACCTGTGGATGCAGCCCAACGGTTTCATGACCGGCCCGATGTGGCGTGAGGCGACGCAGCAGCACGAGGAACTGACCGGTGAGCAGTGGTGGATCATCTCGCGCAACGAGAACTCCACCATCCCGCTGGAGTTGTGGTTCGCCCGCCCGGACCGCATGACCCCGATCCCCGACCGCGACAACTTCCTGTCCGGGTACGTGTACTCGTCGCCGACCGGGGAGCAGGTCCCGCTCGGGATCGACGACGTCATCATGCTGCGCCGTCCCAACCCGTTGGATCCGTACCGTGGGTGGGGGCCGGTGCAGACGCTGTTGGCTGATCTTGAATCCAGCAAGGCGAGCGCCGAGTGGAATGCCAACTTCTTCCGCAACAGCGCGCAGCCCGGCGGCATCGTCCAGGCCGAGCAGCGCCTGTCCGACGACGAGTTCAACGAGTTCCGCGACCGCTGGAACGAGCAGCACCGCGGCGTGTCCAACGCGCACAGGATCGCGGTCCTGGAGAACGGCCTCAAGTGGGTCGACCGCTCGTACTCGATGGCGGACATGCAGTTCGCCGAACTCCGCAACGTCAGCCGCGAGATCATCCGCGAAGCGTTCGCGTTCCCGAAGCCCATGCTCGGCACCGTCGACGATGCGAACCGCGCCAACATGGAAGCCGCCAGCGACCAACTCGCCCGCTGGCTCGTCCGACCCCGGCTCCGCCGCATCCGCGAGGCGCTCAACACCCGCCTGCTCCCCATGTACGGGGCGACCGGCCGCGGCCTCGAATTCGACTTCGAGGACCCCGTCACCGACGACGTGGAGATGGAGTCCAAGCAACTCGTGGCGCAGGCGAACGCGGTCAAGCTCCTCACCGACGCCGGCGCCTACGGACCTGCTGCCCTCGCCGCAGTCGGCCTCCCCGACATCCCCTTCGGTTCCCCCGATGCTGACCCCGACCGCGAGCTCCTCATCAAGCTCGTCACCCGGGCGCCGCTGCTCGCCCCGATCATCCTGCCGATGCTCGGCTTCGACCTGCCTGAGGGGGCGCAGGCGGCAACCGCGGCGTCTCTGGCCCCAGGGCCGGCCGCGTCGTGGGACGAGGCGGTGGCCGGGCTGACCGGCGGCGGTGCGGGTGAGGACGTCGACAACGCGATGCGGTGGGAAGCGATCGCCGAGATCGACGACAACACGTGCAAGCCCTGCGCCGACAACGACGGCACGGTCTACCGCAACCGGGCCGCCGCGTACAAGGACTACCCCGGCGGCTCCGGCTACGTGAAGTGCATCGGCGCGGAACACGGCAACGACTGCCGCTGCAAGGTGATCAAGCGCAGGAAGACGAGGGACGACGAATGATCACACTGCCCTCCACGGTCGCGTCCTTCGCGGCGAAGCAGCGAGAGAAGGCCTACAAGCTCCGCGCCCAGCATGGCGTCGAGGCGCAGTCCTGGTACTGCATCAGCAATGCGGCGTCCCCGGACGAGGCCGAGGTGATGCTGTACGACGAGGTCGGCGGCTGGTACGGGGCGACCGCCGACCAGTTCATCGCCGACCTGCGGAGCGTGACCTCCCCGAACCTGCGAGTGCGCATCAACAGCCCCGGCGGGTCGGTGTTCGAGGGCATCGCCATCGCCAACGCACTGCGCTCCCACCCTGCGAACGTCACCATGCAGGTCGACGGGATCGCCGCGAGCATCGCCTCCGTCATCGCGATGGCCGGTGACCGCATCGAGATGGCCCCGAACACCATGCTCATGATTCACGAAGCGTCCGGGGTCTGCCTCGGCAACGCCGCGGACATGGAAGAGATGGCCGAACTCCTCGACCTCATCTCCGACAACATCGCCGACGCCTACGCGGCGAGGGCCGGCGGCACCCGGGAGCAGTGGCGCGAGCAGATGCGCGCCGAGACCTGGTTCCTGCCTGACGACGCGGTCGCGGCAGGTCTCGCCGACGAGGCGATCCCCACGCCGAAGCGCGGCGAGCCGGTGCCCCAGCCGACCGAGGACGAGCCGGAGATGCGCAAGCAGTTCGACCTCACCGCCTACGGCTACACCGGGCCGGCCAATCCTGAAGCACCGGCACCCAGCCCCCCTCCCGTCGCCGAGCAGCAGCCGCCGCTCGTCATCTCCATCGCCGACGCACTCGACGAGGCGTTCGTCGAGCAGCTCCGCGCCATGGTCCGCGGCCGGGACACTCCCGTCGCAGACGTCGAGCCGGTGGCCGTGGCCTCTGAGCCCGCTGCCGAACTCGCGCCGGTGGTCCCGGCTGTTGAGGCGCAGGCCGCCGTCGAAGAGACAGAGCCGACCAGCGACCCCGTAGACGAGTGGGCTGCCGCGGTCGCCCACCTGACCCAGCCGAAGCCCGACCCGTGGGCTGACGCGTTCTCTCACCTCGTCAACCCCCAACAGTCGTCCAGCGCGGCGACAGCAGCAGCCTGAAGGAGGCACCAGTGGCACCCACTCTGACCGTCCCGCGCAATGCCGACGAGCTGGAGGACATGCTCGGCGACACCTCGAACATTGCGAAGATCGCCGAGACCCCGGACACGTTCAAGAACTTCATCCTCGACTACGCCAAGGGCCAGGCCCGAACCGACGAGTCCATCGAAACGCAGATCCGCGAGGAGACGCAGCGCCAGTTCGCGGCGGTCCTCAAGGGCGACCAGATCGACGGGATCAACCGGCTCAACCTCACGCCGGGCTGGGACAACGGCGGCCCGGCGGCCCGGTCGAAGTACTACAACCGCAAGGCCGCAGGTGCCGGGCTCGACAAGCAGTTCGGGAACTGGGCCGACTTCCTCGTCGCAACGTGGGCGGGCTCCAACACCCAGGAAGCGTTCGCGGCACGCTCCGAGATCAAGAAGATCCAGAACAGCTTCGGGTCGACGGTCCCGTCCGACGGCGGGTTCCTCATCCCGGAGTCGCTGCGCAGCGAACTGTTGACCGTTCCGATGGAGCAGGGCCTCGTCCGCTCCCGCGCCCGCGTCGTGCCCATGGAAACCCTCATGGTCCCGTACCCGACGATCGACTCCACCAGCAACGCGTCCAGCGTCCACGGCGGCGTCACCGGCTACTGGACTGAGGAGGGCGGCACCCTCACCGACAGCGCTCCCCAGTTCGGCCGCATCGAACTGCTGGCGAAGAAGCTCACCCTGTACAGCGAGATCCCCAACGAGCTGTTCCAGGACAGCCTCATCTCGCTCGAACAGTTCATGAGTCAGTCCTACCCGGAGGCGCTCCTCTGGTTCGAGGACAACGCGTTCATCGACGGCACCGGAGTCGGCCAGCCCCTCGGCTTCCTCAACGCCCCGGCCGCGGTCTCCATCACCAAGGAGTCAGGCCAGGCCGCGGCGACGATCGTGTGGGAGAACATCATCAAGGCGTACAGCCGGATGCTCCCCTCGTCGCTCGGCAACGCCGTGTGGGTCGCCCACATCGACACGCTGCCGCAGCTCGCCACGATGGCCCTGTCCGTCGGCACAGGCGGCTCCGCGATCTGGATGGGCGACGGCGGCGGCCAGGACGCCCCGCCCATGCGGATCCTCGGACGCCCCGTCGTCTTCACCGAGAAGGTCAGCTCGGTCGGTACGGCGGGCGACATCAACTTCGTCGACCTCGGCTACTACCTCATCGGTGACCGCCAGGCCATGCAGATGTCCACGTCGACCGAGTTCAAGTTCGGCAACGACAAGACCGCCATGCGGATCATCGAGCGCGTCGACGGCACCCCGTGGATCAAGTCCGCGATCACCCCCCGCAAGGGCTCCAACACCCTGTCCCCGTTCGTGAAGGTCGCGACCCGTTCCTGACCCGGCCGGCCCCGGCAGGCACTAACCCCCCTGCCGGGGCCTGATCCGACGAGGCACTCAACCCCCTCAAGGAGGGCATCTCATGGAAGCACTCGGACGCACGGTGAACGTCATCTCGGTGGCGGACGGCGTGTACATCAGCCTGCGGGACTGCGGCGGCGTCGCCTTCTCCTGCTACCTCGCTGCCGCGGCGGGCGACACCTACACCCTCGTCGAGGCGAAAGACGCGGCCGGGACCGGCGCGCAGAACCTTGCCGCGGTCACCCGCTACTACACGTGCACCGGTGACGGGACCGACGCCTGGACGAAGCGCACGCAGGCGGCAGCGGCGACCGTCGTGACGGCGGCTGCGGCTACGCAGAACGCGATGTGGGTGGAGATCGACGGGGCGCAGCTCTCCGACGACTACGACTACGTGAAGCTCACCTCGACCGGTGCGGGCCGGGTCGAGGCGATCGCCCGCGACCTGGTCGTGCAGCGCGCCCCGGCCAACCTGCCTGCGCTGGGGGCCTGACCATGAGCACTCTCATCAACGGCGACGAGCTGCGGACCCTGCTGTTCGGCACTGCGGTGTCGAAGGCGTACACGCCGCTGGTCGTCGAGACGAAGACGCTGTTCACCATCACCGGCGGAAAGGTGCTGATCACGTCCATCACGGGCGAGGTCACCACCGCGATCACCGTCGCGAACACGGTGAAGCTCCAGGCCAACCCGACCACGGGGACGACCAAGGACCTGTGCGCGGCCACCGACATCGGGACCACGGACACCCCCGCCGGGAACCTCGTCTCCTTCCAGGGGCTGACGGGTGACTCGATCGTCACGGGCCCGGGTGCGGTGCCCACGCTGAAGCAGCCGATCGTCGTGAACACGGGAACGATCGAGCAGGTCACGGCGACCGGCGCGGATGGCGGCATCACGTGGACGCTCACCTGGGTGCCGCTGGACAACGGCGCGTCTGTGGCAGCGGCCTGACATGGCGGCGTGGGTTTGTGCGGAGTGCACCACCACGTACTCGGTGGGTGCTCCGCGCTGCCCGCACTGCGGCAGCACCGAGCACACCGAGCAGGGAGTAGGAGACATGCCGAAGATCACCCGCCACGGTGGCCCGACGATCGCCGGAGCTGCGGTCGTGGCCGGGGGCTGGAGCAGCGAGGGCGAACCCAGTGTGTGGCCCGATGTGAGCGAGGAAGGGGGCGAGGAGTCATCTCCTGGGAGCAGCTCATCAGCATCCGACGAGACGCCATCGATCGAGCCCGAGCCGAGCAAGCAGCCCAGCCCGAAGCGTGCCCGAACGACGGGCAGCCGCTCGAAGAAGGACCAGACGGAGAACTCTTCTGCCCCTTCGACGGGTGGCGGCCAGGCGGCAGGCACGTCGGCGACCGATTCCGCTGAGGCAGGCAAGTAGTGGGCGCCTACCGGGACACCCTGCTGTTCAAGGCCAGCGGTCTGACCTTGAACAGCAGCACTGACCACGTCACGGCCAACATCACCAACGGTGCTACCGGTGCGGCTGGGGCCATCGACATCTCCCGGATCAGTAACGGCCTGCTGGTCGCATCCATCGGCGGTGTCAGCGGCAGCAGTCCGACGCTGGCTCTGTTCTTCGACGTGGCGGATGCGTACGGGAACTGGGTGCAGACCTCCCCGGGAACGGCGATCGGTGGGGTCGTCGTGACGGGTGCCGGCACCACCTACGGCGTGATCAACAACGGCTATCAGATGACGAACTCGGGTCGGATCCGCTGGACGGTCGGCGGCACCGGGTCCCCGACGTTCACGAGCGTGTCCCTGTCTGTCTACGGCCGCCCCTAACCCCGACCCGCCAGCTTTGAGAGGAGGTGACAAGAGATGACCACACCCTGGTACGCGACCCGCGAGGACGTCATGCGCGCCCTCGACACCAAGCTCACCGCACGCAACGCGGCGCAGATCGACCGGCAGTTGCAGGCCGCGTCCCGGGACGCGGACAAGCTGTGCCACCGCCGCTTCTACCCCGAGCAGGCCACCCGGTACTTCGACTGGCCGTCCTCCCAGTACGGCACGGCGTGGCGCCTGTGGCTCGACGACTCAGAGCTGATCGAAGTAACGGCGATCAGCAGCGGCGACACCACCATCTCCACCTCCGACGTCCTGCTGGAACCCAACCGGTCCGGGCCGCCCTACTCGCGGCTCGAACTGAACCTCAGCTCGAACGCCTCGTTCGGCGGCGGCGACACCCACCAGCGGGACATCACCGTCACCGGCCTGTGGGGCTACACCAACGACGAGACCGCGGCCGGCGCGCTTGCCGCTGCCATCAGTTCGACCTCGGCGACCTCGGTCACCGTGAACGCCACCGGGTCGGCGGCGCTGGGTGTGGGCAGCGTGCTGGGCATCGACGACGAACGGATGCTCGTCACAGGCCGGAGCATGGCGGACACGGGGCAGACCCTCGCCACCGCCCTGGACGCGCAGGCGAAGACAGTGACGGTCGAGGTCTCCGACGGGTCGGGGTACGCCGTCGACGAGGTGATCCTCATAGACGGCGAGCGCATGCTCATCGTCGACATCGCGGGTACCAACCTGGTCGTCAAGCGGGCATGGGACGGCAGCACGCTGGCCGCGCACTCCCAGTCCACCGCGATTTACGCAGCCCGCTCTCTGACGGTGACGCGCGGCGCACTCGGCACCACCGCAACCACGCACGCAGACACCACTGCCGTCGTCCGGTGGGAGCCGCCCGCGCTGGTGCGGCAGCTCGTCATCGCGCAGGCCATCAGCGGCCTCACGTCGGAGACGTCCGGGTACACGAAGGCGGTCCGGGCCGGTGAGGGCGGCAGCGAACGCAACCGGGACACCAGCGCGCTCGGCGTGCTGCGGCAGTCCGTGTACGACGCGGTTGGCCGCAAGGCCCGGATGAGGAGCGTGTGATGGGCATCGACGTCACCTTCGAGGGCCCGCTGTTCGACGGGCGCGCCGCACGCGCCATGCAGGCTGCGGCCGATGACGCACGCGAGGACATCGCCGAGTTCGCCGAAGAGCACGCGCTGTCCCTGATGGGCGCCACCTTTCGGAACCCCACCGGCTACTACGAGAGCAACGTCCAGACGACCCGGGTCTCCGCGGACACCTCCCTCGTCCACGACAACGGCGTCGTCTACGGCCCGTGGCTGGAGGGCGTCGGCTCCCGCAACCGGCCCCGGCCGGGGTTCCCTGGCTACCACCACTGGCGGCAGACCAAGGGCCTCGTCGCCGCACGTGGCCCGATGATCGCGGACCGTGCGGTGCAGCGTCACCTCCCTGAGATGAGGGGGTGACCTGTGGCTCTCGACATCACCGGCATCCTCGACGCGGCGATCTCCCACGCCTCCGCGTCGGGCTACTTCGACCAGGTCAACGGGCACGAGCCGATCCACCCGTCATCGTCTGGTGGCCTCACCGCGGGCGTGTGGGTCGAGCGGGTCACCCCGATCCGCACGTCCGGCCTGGCCTCGGTGTCGACGCTCGTCGTCCTCAACGTCCGCCTGTACACGTCGGCTCAGCAGTTGCCGCTGGACGCGATCGACCCCGGCATGGTCGCCGCCGTGGACGCCCTGTGCACCGCGTACTGCGCCGACTTCACCCTCGGCGGCTTGGTCCGCAACGTGGACATCTTCGGCGCGAACGGCCAGCCCCTGGACGTCCGTGCCGGCTACCTGCCCCAGGACGGGGCCTTGCAGCGGGTCATGACGATCTGGCTGCCCTGCATCGTCAACGACCTTTGGGAGGAGGCCCCGTGAAATCAACCGCGCTGGCGACGCTTCACCCAGCCTCCGGGGTCCGGACGATTAGCGTTCTGCTCCACCCGGGTTGCCCAACGGCAGTTGTTGGGCTCGTAGTTCCCCTTGCCGTCAATGCGGTCAATGGAGTGATCCTTGCTGGGGCGCTCGCCCATGTCGGCGAGGAAGCTCTCGAAGTTGTGCCACCGCTCGCAGACGGTGATACCCCGCGCTCCGTAGCTGGGGTACGAGGCGTTCCGGGGGTCGTAGCACCGTCCTCGCATGGCTGCCCACGTGGCGTAGGTGAGGGTGCCGGACTGGCCGTGCTTGTAGGCCGACGCCTTCTTGCCGGTGTACGAGGCCAGCTTGGCGCGGGTCTCCGCCGTGTGCGTGCCGGTGAAGCCATCGGAGCCGGGCTGGTACTGGCCGGAGTTGCGCAAGGTGTGTTTTGCGCAGGTGCAGCCATCGGCGCACTTCAAGGCAGCTCGGCGTTCGGCAGAGAACTTGCGGCCCTTCGTGGCTTCGCTGATGCGGCGGCCCCGTTCCGGGGACGGCGAGTGGCGTGCGCAAGTGCAGCCCGCCGGGCAGGACTTGCCCACCTTGGAGTGGCGCTTGCAGGTGCAGTTCGGAAGGCACTTCGGCATACCTCAATGATATCCAATCGCCCAGTCCTTTACCTGAATTCATGGAGGGTCGTATGAAACAAAGCGGACTCGGCGACGCCCTGTTCATCGCGGGCAACGACCTGTCGGGCGACTTCACCGCGATCGGCAACGTCGGCGGCGGCCCCGCCCCGCTGACGACGACCGGCCTCGACAAGAGTGCGTTCGAGCGGATCGGTGGCATCCGTGACGGCCGCCTGGAAGCGACCAGTTGGTACAACCCGACCGGCGCGCACCCGGTGCTGGCCGCCCTCCCGACGGCGGACGTCCACGAGATGTACTGCCGCGGCACCGCACTCGCCAGTCCGGCAGCGTGCCTGGTCGCGAAGCAGTCCAACTACGACGGCACCCGCGGCGACGACGGCTCCTTCACCTTCAGCACGTCATCCCTGGCCAACGGGTACGGCGTCGAGTGGGGCTACCTCCTCACCGCAGGCAAGCGCACTGACACCGCAGGCACGAACGGCACCGGCGTCGACTTCGGCCTCGGGTCGCCGCCGCTGTTCAACGGGTCTGGCCTGTTCGGTGCGCAGTTCTATCTCCAGGTGTTCGCGTTCACCGGAACCAGCGTCACCGTCAAGATCCAAGAATCCTCGGACAACGGCGTCGGCGACGCGTGGGCCGACGTCACCGGAGGCGGCTTCACCGCGGCGACTGGGGTGACGACGCAGCGCCTGGAGACCGCGCGCGGTCTGACCGTCGAACGCTACCTCCGTGCTGTGACGACCGGGACTTTCTCCTCGGCCACGTTCGCCGTGACCGCCGTCCGTAACGACGCCTCGACCGTCTTCTAAAGGGGCTGGCATGCAGGCAGTGAACCGCTTTCAGCCGGCCATGGAGGTCGGCGCCTACCAGACCTTCCAGATCTCGGCGCCGCGGGACACCTCGGTCGTCGCCGCGTGCGAGCAGGTCGCCTGCGCGGCGTGGCAGTTCGGGTGGGAGTCGAAGGTCGACGAGAACACCTTGCTCGGCCAGGAGCAGGCCGCGTACATCCGGCAGAAGTCCGGGCGGACCTTCCGTGAGCAACGCACTGGCGACGGCCTGACCGTGTTCCGGTTCGAGGCGCACCAGCGGTGCTTCGCCGAGCACCGCACCCGCCCGGAGATCTATCTCGTCCGGGACGGGGACTGGCGGGGCAACCCGACCGGCCGCCGGCGCAACCACTCCCGCGCCGCGGACTGGGTGGAGGACTTCGGTGAGCACCAGCAGCGCATCGCCGACGAGATCGAGAAGGGGTGACGGCATGAGCGAACCGAAGCTACGGCTGGTCATCGACGGCGTCGACCTCACCGACGAGTACGAGACCGTCGAGATCGCGACGCCCGCCATGGTGCACGAGATCCCTGACGAGGCGCAGTGGGTGTCGAGAGTTGTCGGCCCCGCGAGCTTCACCATCCTGATCGCCGAACCGAGCGACCGCCTGTACGCGCTTGTCGACGGCGGCAAGACGGTGCACGAGGTGAAGGTCGTCGCCGACTGGGTGGCCAACTCCATCACGCATCCCACGCACTTCCACAAGGGCTGGGTCGACGCGGACGGCGTCCGCAAGATGTTCGGCTCTCTCGCACCCGACCGGGAGCGCGAAGCCAAGTGGGTCCAGGAGCTGCCCGCCACGGTCAGCGCCACAGAAACAGAAGGGGAGTAGGCCATGGCGAAGACCAGCGGCATCGGATGGACGACGTGCTCTGTGGACGATTCGTCCGGCACCGTCCGCGCGATCATCAACGACGTCACCAACCTCCAGTTCGCAACCCCGCGCGCCGACTGGAACATCACCGGCATCGACAAGAGCGCGATGGAGCGCACCCTGCTCCTCGCCGACTTCAGCATCACCCTGAACATCGTCTTCAACCCGGCCTCGAACCAGTCGCACGACGTGTTCAAGACCGTGCCCTCCACGACGGTGGCCCGGACGACGACGCTGACGGTCGCGGCGAAGACCCTCGCGAACGAAGTCCTGTACACGGACTACCCGCTGTCCAGGTCGGACTCCGGCGAACTCACCGCGGCCGTGCCCGGCGTCCTTGCCGACGGCGTCGTCCCTACCTGGAGCTGACATGGGCTACCGCAAGACCGTCCGCCGCATCGAAGTGTCCCTCAAGGGCCACAAGGTGTACGGCCAGGACACCGAACACCCCGTCGCCTACGCGCGCGGGAAGAGCCTCGGCGACTACCTCGGGCTCATGGGCTACACCGAGGCGGAGGAAGACGACGCCCGCAGCGGCGTCGTCCGTCAACTCGAGGAGTTCGCCAAGTCTCTCGTCTCCTGGAACCTCGAACGCGAGGACGGCACCTCCATCCCCTGCACCAAGGAGGCGCTGTTCGGTGAGGTCGACAACGACCTCGCCCTCGCCCTCGCCACCGAGTGGATCGAACGGCTCGGCGGCAAGGTGGACGACGCCAGCCCTTTGCCTCAGAGCTCGCCCGCTGGCGAGCAGTCCCCGGCGGTGTCGATTCCGATGGAACCCCTCTCGGCCCCCCAGCCGCCTATCAGCGTGCCCGCCTGATCCTCAAGCTCTGCGACCGCTTCCACTGCCTCCCCAGCGCCCTGCTGGAGGAGGACGTGGAGCTGCTCCACCTGATCGAAATCGAACGCCGAGGGACCCCGGAGGAGGAGGTGGACGGTGGGCAATGACATCGAGATCCGGGTACGGGTAGCCAACGAAACCGGCAACGGTCTTACCTCCGTCAACCGGGCCGTTCGAGACCTCAAGCAGAACGCGACCCTCGCAGCGCGCAGCATCAGCACGCTGGAGAGACAGACCACCACTGCCGGCCAGTCCCTCCAGCGGCTGGAGAACAAGGCACAGGGCACCGCCCGCGCCCTCCGCGCCCTCGGCACCGCCGGCAACGTCCGCGTCACCGCCACCCTCGACGACCGCACCAGCCGCGGCATCACCTCCATCAAAGCGTCACTACGGGGGCTGAAGGCGCAAAGCCCCGTCCGTCTCACGGCCACGTTGGATGACCGGACCAACGCCGGCGTGAGGTCTATCAAAGGGGCGCTGCGGGACCTGAAGCGGATGAGCCCCGTCCGCCTCACCGCGACATTCGACGGGCAGGCCGGGCAGATCACGGCAGCCGCCCGCGCCATGCGAGACCTGCGCAGTAACTCCGGGCAGGTCAGCACGGCGTTGGACGGGCTGTCGACTCGCGCCGCAGCCTCTGCGGCCGCGTTGAACGAGTTGGAGCGGCAGGCGGAGGGCGCGGCACGGGCCCTGCGCACACTCCGCGGCCGGGCAGCAGCCGCGGCGGCGGCCATGGGCGAGCTCCGCACCAGCACCGTCGGGGCCGGGAACGGCTTGCGGACGTTCAATGTCCGTGCGGACACGGCGAATACCCGCCTCGGTGACCTTGGCGATCGCACCCGCACGCTGCGTTCCGACACCGACGACCTCGACGGCAGCATGCGCCGCCTCACCGGCACCCTGGGCGGACTGCGCGGCAGGCTCGGCACCGTCCGCACCTCGGCCGGCGGTGGCAGTGACGGCGCGGGCGGGGCGATGGAGCACCTGAAGTCCGCGGCGCTCCTGCTGGCGCCGGCGCTGCTCCCGGTGGCTGCGTCGCTGGCTCCGATCGCGATGGGTGCGGGCGCCGCGGGTATCGCGGTGGGCGTGTTCGGCGCGGCAGTGCTCGGCCAGATGGTCGCGATGAAGGGTGCGACGGACGCGCAGAAGAAGTATGACGACGCGGTCAAGCAGTACGGGCGCGGCTCGCAGCAGGCGGCGCAGGCGCAGATGGAGGTTTCCCGCGCGCTGGCTGGGATGCCGGCGGCAACGCAGCGGGCTGCGGCTGCGGTGGGGGTGCTGAAGGAGCAGTACCAGCAGTGGTCGAAGAGTCTGGCTGGGGACACGATGCCCGTCGTGACGAAGGGCATGGCGGTCCTGGGTGCGTTGTTCCCGAAGTTGACGCCGGTGGTGAAGGGCGCGTCCGGTGAGATGAACCGGTTCATGACGATCCTCGCCGGGGGCATCAACAGCTCCGGCTTCGATGCGTTCATGTCCAAGTTCGCGGAGTTTTCCACGGGCGCCTTGTCGAAGGCGAATGACGCGCTGGTGCATTTCGCGCGGACGATGTCCGGGAAGACCGAGTCGAAACAGTTCACCGAGTTCATGGACTACGCGCGCCGGGTGGGCCCGGCTGTTGGCGAGACCCTGGGGAACCTCTCGAAGGCCCTGGTCCACCTGGTGGCGGCTGCCTCGGAGACCGGGGTGAGCATGCTGTCCCTGGTCAACGCGTTCGCGAAGTTGGTCAACGCGATTCCTACGGGTCTCCTGTCGGGCATGTTGCAGATGTACGCGGGATTCAAGCTGCTGAAGCTGGGGATCGCCGGTGTGTCAGCGGCCGCATCCGCCGGGGTGATTACTCGGCTGTCGGCGTTTTCGCGTGCGGCGCGTTTCGGTGGGGTCGGGTCGGCGATCTCGGGCGTGGTGCAGCGGATGAGCACGTTGCAGAAGGTGGGCGGCGCTCTCGGGGTGCTGGGTGTCGTCGCGGTCGGGATCGATGCGCTGGCGAAGAAAGCGCGGGGGGCGCCGCCGGATGTCGACAAGCTGACGACGAGCCTGAAGGGCTTGTCGGCTACGGGCAAGTTCTCGGGTGAGTTGAAGAAGACGTTTGGCGACATGGACGGTTTTGTCGCCAAGGTGAAGGCGATGAAGAAGGGGCAGGCCGACCTCGACAAGGGGCTGGAGATGCCGAGAAAGCTCGGCATGGGCCCGCTGATCGACGTACTCGTCCCGAAGATCGATGACCTTGTCAACCGGGGTAAGTCGCTCGGGGGGTTGAAGGATGACTTTGCATCCTTTGATCAGTCGATGGCTGATTTCGCGTCGGGTGGTCACGCGAAGGAAGCGGCCGCGCAGTTCAAGGAGTTCGAGGCCGCGCTTAAGGCGAACGGGGCAACACAGAAAGAGATCAACAGTCTGGTCCCCAAGTACAAGAATATTGTCGCGGATGCCCGGCATGAGCAGGAGCTCGCGGCGCAGGCTCAGGGTCTGTTTGGGCAGGCGGCGCTGGATGCGTCGACGAAGTTGGATGCGCAGAAGCAGTCGGCTGACGGGCTGCGTGGGGCGATCCAGGCGCTGAACGATGTCCAGCGCCAGGGCCTCGGCGGCATGATCGGCTTCGAGGCGGCCATCGATGCCGCAGCGAAGGCGGCCCGGGAAAACCACGGCGCGCTGAGCATGACGAACGGGGTCCTCAACCTCGGCTCGGAGAAGGCCCGCAACGCGGCCTCCGCGTTGCAGGATCTCGCGGACAAGACTGACTCGGCTGCCACGTCAGCGCGGGAGTCGGGCTCGTCGTGGGAAACGGTCAACGGGATCTACGAGCGAGGCCGCTCCTCTTTGATCAAGAGTGCGGAAGCCATGGGCCTGAACAAGCAGGAGGCCGCGGCCCTGGCTGACCAGATCCTGAAGATCCCGAACAAGACCGCCAAGGTCACCATGAACGCCGAGGACGCGAAGGTCGGGCTGGACGCGTTCAACGCCGCGCTGAAGAGGACCCCCGGCGCCAAGTCCGTCACCCTCAATGCCCTTTCCGGCAGCGCCGAAAAGGTATTGGAAGCCCTCGGAATGCACGTGAAGCGCCTGCCGAATGGCAAGGTCGTCATCACCGCCGGAGGGAATGCCCTTCGCGTCATCAGCAGTGTCAACGGGGCAATGAATGCGGTCAACGGGAAGAAGGCATCCACCTACATCGACACGTACCGGCGGACGTACTTCCAGACGGTCGGCCGTCCGGGGCAGACGGTCGCGGCCGCGCACCGCCCGGACCTGGCGGCAGGCGGCCCGGTCCGCGGGTACGCGTCCGGCGGGAACCTTCAGCACTTCCCCAACGGCGGGTATGTGCAGGGGCCGGGGAGCCCGACCTCGGACAGCATCGTCGCGAGCTTCGGGTCTGGGTCGATGGCTGCGGTGTCGGACACCGAGTACGTGGTGCAGGCGAAGGCTGTCCGTAAGTACGGGGTGGGTCTCCTCGATGCGTTGAACGCGGGCCGGTTGAAGCTGGCCGGGTTCGCCAAGGGCGGCAAGCTGTCGAAGGCGCAGCAGCGTGCGAAGGCGCAGGCGGAGGCTGAGTCGCAGGCCCGGCACGATGCGATGGGCCAGTTGACCGTCTCCCACTTCGGGCAGGCTGCGGGCTACCAGCGCAGCGAGTTCGGGTCGGCGCTGGGTAAGCCCGACTCGGTGAGTTCGCTGGTGAACGCGTTGAACCAGTGGCGCAGCGTGATCATGAAGGCCACGCACGGGAAGACGGAATCCCGGCTGCTGAAGCAGCTCGACGCCACGGGCAAGGCGCTGCTCAGGCAGGAGAAGCAGCTCAACTCCGTCACGGCCTCGTTGGGGAAGGCGAAGGACAAGCTCAACGACCTCAAGAGTGCCGCGTCCTCGCTGTCGTCCTCGGTCAAGGGCGGGGTCTTGTCCTCGGCGAACATCACCCGGGGTGCGGGCGGCGACAAGACGGTCACGGTCGGCTCGATCATGGGCGGCCTCACCCAGTCCCGCGACAAGGCCACCGCCTTCGCCAGTGCGCTGAAGGACTTGCAGAAGAAGGGCGTCAGCAAGGACCTCATCCAGCAGATCGCCGAAGCCGGGATCGAGGGCGGCGGGCTGGAGACTGCGGGCGCGCTACTTGGTGCGTCGTCGTCAGAGATCACGACGATGAACCAGTTGCAGGGCCAGATCGGGAAGGCGGCCGGCGCGGCAGGCAAGACGACCGCGGACACGGTGTACGGCGGCGAGATCGCGAAGCAGACCGCCGTGGTGAAGATGCTGACCGCGTCGCAGAACAGCCTGAAGAAGTCCATGGACAAGCTCGCCAAGTCCATGGAGAAGGCGATCGAGAAGGCGTTCAAGGGCAAGGCCAACGGCGGGATCGTCGGCGCGGCGTCCGGTGGGCTGCGTGGCGGGCTGACGTGGGTGGGTGAGGAAGGCCCGGAGCTGGTGCGTCTGCCGGCGAGCTCGACGGTGTATCCGGCTGGGCAGTCGCGGCAGATGGCTGGGTCGTGGATGTCGATGCTCAACGAGCCGCGCCGCCCGGCGGCCGGACCCGTAGGGGGCGGGGGCGGCAAGCAGGACGTCAACGTGATCTTGGAGGTCCGTTCGTCGGGTGGCTCGTCTCGGTACGAGGCGTTCCTGCTCGACGAGATTCGCCACATGGTCCGGGCGCGCGGCGGAAATGTGCAGCAGGTCTTCAACCCGCCGCGCGGCCGATAGAGAGAGGGAACACGGATGCACCGGTACACGACGTGGAACGGCCCCATGCCGACCACCGCAGCGCAGCAGGCAGTGACGACCGGCACGGCCATCAAGACCATGCTTCAGGTGGCAACACCGGCGACGCGGCAGATCCAACTCATCAGCTGGTCGTTCACCCTGGACGACCCGCCGGGCGCGGACGCGGTCATCGAGCTGATCCAGACTGACGTGGCCGCGACCGTGACGGCGCACGTTGCTGCGGGAATTCAGCCCCTCGACCCGAACGCTCCGGCGTCCCTGTGTATCGGCGGCGCTGCCCTTACCGGCTACACGGCAAGCGCTGAGGGCACGACCACGGCGTCGCGGGTATTCGACGCGGTCTCGCTCAGTTCGGTGTCCGGTGAGTCGCCGCTGACGTACTCCTATCAGTTCATGCCGGACGAGCGGTACATCGTGGCGGTCTCCAAGTTCCTCCGGGTGCGTGTGACCACTCCGACAACGGCGGTGGATCTGCGCTGCAAGATCACCTGGGACGAGTGATCTATGCCTGGAGGTCTCGCAGCGCGGGTGATGGGCTGGCAGCGCCGTATGGGCGCCGTTGCTGGCCCCCTCAGCGCGTCCGGGGAGGCGTCGAACGGGCAGCCCGTGCAGGTGGAGTTGCTGGTCGCGGGCGTGTGGGTCGACATCACCTCGTACTGCATGGTCCGTGACGACTCGGGTCAGATCTCGATCTCCTATGGGATTACGGGTGGTGAGGGGTCGCAGACGGAGCGGGCGCAGGCCGGGCTGCAACTGCGGAACACGGACGGCAGGTTCTCGCCGAGGAATCCGTCGGGCGCGTACTTCGGGCTGATCGGCCGGAACACGCCGCTGAGGATCTCGGTCCCGGACGGGAGTGGGGGCAAGGCGTACCGGTTGTGGGGGGAGGTGTCGGAGTGGGCGCCGGGCTGGGATCCGACCGGATCGGACGTGTGGTGCGACGTCACCGTGACGGGGATCTTGCAGCGGTTGGCGCAGGCTCCGGCGCCGGAACGGTCGGTGATCTACAACGCGGTTACTGACCCGCTGGCCAGTAGCGTGGTCGCGTACTGGCCGTGCGAGGACACGTCGGATGCGACGTCGATCGCATCGGCGCTGCCGTCCGGCTCCCCGATGACACTGTCGGGCACGCCAGCGCTGGCCTCATACTCCGGGGCCGGCGCGTCAGACCCGCTGCCCGATCTGACGTCCTGCTCCCTGTCCGGCGGGGTCGCGAAATACGACGACCCGAGCAGCACTCAGGTCCGCTTCCTGGTGTTCGTCCCCGCAGCAGGGCTGACCACGGGCAAAGTCGTGTGCGCGATCGACCAGGTGGACTACTCGCCCGGGGCGGCGCAGGTCTGGGAGCTGTACTACGGCAACTTCACCGACACCTCACGCTCGTTCACACTGCGCACCCAAGCCTCGGACGGCACGAACCTGAGCGCCGACCTGGAGGGCACCTACGACGTCCGCGGGAAACTCGTGTACGTCAGCATCGAGTTCCAGGAGTCGGGCGCCAGCATCACCCGGGCCCTCCGTATCACCGACGTCGCCACCGGTGTCACGGCCTCCGTCACCGACACGGCTGGCGGGACTCAGCTCAGCCGTGTCACGCGGGTGCAGTTCGGCCCGGCGTCCCGGTCTGTGGTGGGCCCGATCGGTACGCAGTATCTGCCGGGGGTGGCGGTCGGACACGTCACGGTGGAGAACGCGATCACCGCGGTGGATGCGCTGGGCCGTCGGCTGAATCCGGTGGGCGAGACCGCGGGCCGCCGTATCCAGAGGCTGTGCGGGGAGGAGGCCATCCCCGTCGACTGGGTCGGTGACCTCGATGACACGGCGGCGCTGGGTGCGCAGGGCCGGCAGAACGTGCTGTCGCTGGTGCAGGAGTCGGTGCTCGCGGATGGCGGGTTGTTGTACGAGAACCGGTCGGTGCTCGGGCTGGGGTATCGGACGCGGGCGTCGCTGCACGGGCAGGACCCGGCGCTGATCCTCGACTACCCCAGCTTCAACCTGGCGCAGGTCCCCGTCCCGGTGGAGGACGACCGGTACGTACAGAACAAGGTCACCGTCACCGTGAACGGGGTGACCGGCTCGTATGAGGCGACGGACGGAACCCTGTCGACAGCACTGCCTCCGGCGGGGATGGGCGTGTACGGGAGCGACGTCTCCCTGAACCTGGCCACCACGGCGAGCGCGACGCTGCGGGATCAGGCGGCGTGGCGGGTACGGCTCGGCACCGTGGACGAGGCAAGGTTCCCCAGCATCTCGGTGAACCTGATCCACCCGAGCATCACGGCGGACATGCGGCGTGCGATCCTCGCCCTCCGTCTCGGTGACCGCGTGCAGGTCACCAACCCCCCGTCGTGGCTGCCCCCGGACACCATCGACCAGCTGGTCCTCGGCATGTCCGAGACCATCACCCACTTCGAGCACCGGCTCACCTTCACCTGCGCGCCGGCGTCCCCGTACAACCAAGTCGGCTACCTCGACGGGTCGACGGCGCGGATCGATACCGACGACTCGGTGCTGCTCACTGCGGTCGGGACAGCGGACACGGCGCTGGACGTGGCCCCGGTCTACGACCCGACGATGCTGTGGACCACCGACGCGGGCGAGGTGCCGTGGGATGTGCGGGTGGGTGGTGAGGTGATGCGGGTGACCGCGGTCTCCTCGAAGATCATCGACACGTTCACGCGGACCGCGGCCAGCAGCTGGGGTACCGCGGACAGCGGGCAGGCGTGGTCGACATCCGGCGGCACGGGCACCGACTACGCGGTGGCCGCGGGAGTGGGCACGCACACGCTGGGGACGGTGGACGTCAGCCGCCGCGTGTTCACCAGCCTCGGGTACGCGGACTGCGATCTGTACGGGAGCGTCA